AAATTCTAAAGACAAATGATGTTGATTACGTTATTGCTTCAGATACTGATTCTATATACCTTAATATGGGTCCTTTGGTTGAATGTGTATTCAAGTCAAGAGAGAAAACTACTGAGAGCATTGTTTCGTTCCTTGATAAGGTCTGTGAAATGGAACTTGAAAAGTATATTGAAGGTTCTTACCAAGAATTGGCTGACTATGTGAATGCATATGATCAGAAGATGCAGATGAAGCGTGAGAATATTGCTGACCGTGGAATCTGGACTGCTAAAAAGAGATACATTCTCAATGTATGGAACAGTGAAGGTGTTGCATATTCAGAACCCAAACTTAAGATCATGGGAATTGAAGCAGTCAAATCTTCAACTCCTGCTCCCTGCCGTAAGATGATTAAAGACGCTCTTAAAATCATGATGAATGGTAGTGAAGATGATGTGATTAACTTTATTGATAAGTGTCGTGAGCAGTTTAGATCTCTTCGCCCAGAAGATATTGCCTTCCCAAGAACGGCATCTGATGTTCAAAAGTATCATTCTTCTTCTGAGATTTATAGTAAGGGTACACCAATTCATGTTCGTGGAGCATTGTTGTTTAACCATTACATCAAACAAAACAAACTCACGAATAAGTATTCTCTAATTGCAAATGGTGAAAAAATTAAGTTTGTATATTTAAAAAAACCAAATACTATTCAAGAAAATATTATTTCTTTCATTCAAGATTTCCCAAAGGAACTTGGTCTTGACAAATACGTGGATCATGACCTACAATTTGAGAAAGCATTTCTTGAACCACTGAAGTCAATCTTGGATGCGATTGGTTGGAATGTGGAAAAAACTGTAAACCTTGAATCATTTTTTGCCTAATGGATCTGCCTATTAATGACGACGAACTGAATACAATTGTAAAAGCACTTGGTTTTGGTGGAGATGCTGCTTTGTATCATAAACTGAAACTAGTCAAAGAACTTAAAGAACAAGGTTTACCCTATAAGAAAATTTTACGCGAACAATACGGGATGGTAGCTTGATGGACTTCTTAAAAGATATTGTAAAAGAAATAGGTGATGATTATACCAAACTCGCTTCCGACATCGACGAAACTGAAACTTATGTTGATACGGGTTCATACGTTTTTAATGCACTGGTTTCAGGTAGTATATTTGGTGGTGTTTCTGGGAATAAGATTACTGCTATTGCTGGAGAGTCTTCTACTGGAAAAACTTTCTTCAGTCTCGCCGTTGTTAAGAATTTTCTGGATAATCATCCCGATGGTTATTGTCTCTACTTTGATACTGAGGCTGCTATTACCAAGTCACTTTTAGAGTCTCGTGGTGTTGATACTACTCGCACTGTTGTAGTAAACGTTGTAACCATTGAAGAGTTCCGTAGCAAGGCACTCAAGGCAGTGGACATGTACTTAAAAAAACCTGTAGAAGAACGCAAGCCTTGCATTTTTGTGTTAGACTCTTTGGGTATGCTCTCTACAGATAAAGAGATCACTGATGCACTGAACGAAAAACAAGTTCGTGACATGACCAAATCCCAACTGGTCAAAGGTGCATTCCGAATGCTCACACTCAAATTAGGTCAAGCAAATGTCCCGCTCATTGTCACAAATCATACATACGATGTCATCGGAGCTTACGTACCAACGAAAGAAATGGGCGGAGGTTCTGGACTTAAATACGCAGCATCTACGATCATCTATCTCAGCAAAAAGAAAGAGAAAGATGGAACAGAAGTGGTCGGCAATATTATCAAAGCTAAGACTGCTAAGTCGCGTCTGAGTAAGGAGAATAAAGATGTTGAGATCCGTTTGTACTATGATGAGCGCGGCCTTGATCGTTACTATGGTCTTTTGGAACTTGGTGAGATTGGCGGACTCTGGAAGAATGTAGCAGGACGCTATGAGATGGATGGTAAGAAGATCTATGCAAAACAAATTCTTGCAAATCCTGAGGAATATTTTACTGAAGAAGTAATGCAAAAGTTGGACGAAATCGCAAGAAAGGAATTTAGTTATGGAGAAAGTTGAGTTTCTAATTCTTAGAAACCTTTTACACAATGAAGAATACTTAAGGAAAGTTTTACCATTTATCAAACCAGATTACTTTGAAGATACAAATCAAAAGATTGTTTTTGAGGAGATCGTTTCTTTTGTGCAAGAATATAATAAACTTGCAACAAAGGAGATCCTTTGTATTGAAGTAGAGAACCGAAAGGATATCACTGATACATCATTTAAAGAGATTGTTCATTTAATTGATAATCTTGATGATGTCGCAGTTGAATTAAATTGGATTGTTGACACTACTGAAAAGTGGTGTCGTGATCGTGCAATTTATTTGGCTCTAATGGAGTCAATTCATATTGCTGATGGTAAAGATGAAAAAAAGAATCGTGACAGCATTCCTAGTATTCTGTCCGATGCTCTCGCTGTTTCTTTTGACAATCATGTTGGACACGATTACCTAGAAGACTATGAGCAACGTTACGAGTCATATCACAAAAAGGAAGAAAAAATTGAGTTCGATCTTGAGTTCTTTAACAAGATCACAAAAGGTGGTCTCCCTAATAAGACTCTCAACATCGCTCTTGCTGGTACGGGTGTCGGAAAATCTTTATTCATGTGCCATGTGGCTGCTTCCGTCCTATTGCAAGGAAAAAACGTTCTCTATATCACTCTTGAAATGGCTGAGGAGCGAATTGCAGAACGAGTTGATGCAAATCTCCTTAACGTGCCAATCCAAGAAATTTCGGAATTACCAAGACAAATCTTCGAAAACAAAGTAACTAACCTTGCAAAGAAAACTCAAGGCACTCTTATAATTAAAGAGTATCCCACTGCATCTGCTCATAGTGGTCACTTTAAATCACTTCTTAATGAACTTGCACTTAAGAAGTCATTTAGACCTGATATTATATTCATCGATTACCTTAATATCTGTGCTTCCTCTAGGTATAAAGGAAATCTTTCTGTTAACTCTTATTCGTATATCAAGGCCATTGCTGAGGAACTTAGAGGACTCGCAGTTGAATTCAGCGTTCCAATCGTCTCCGCAACCCAGACTACTCGTTCAGGTTATGGTAGCTCTGACGTTGAACTTACTGATACTTCTGAATCCTTTGGCCTTCCTGCTACTGCCGATCTTATGTTTGCTCTTATTAGCACAGAAGAACTTGAAGGACTCGGACAGATTCTGGTAAAGCAGTTAAAGAATCGTTACAACGATCCTACTATTCATAAACGTTTTGTAGTTGGTATTGATCGTGCAAAGATGCGTCTTTATGATTGTGAACAGTCTGCTCAGGACGACATCCTTGACAATCGTAAAGAAGAGGAGTATGATAATGAAGAAAAGAAACCAAAGAAATCTTTTGAAGGATTTAAATTCTGATGACTAAAGTTATTGATACAAACAAATATATCGAATTCGTTCGTCAAACTACAAGTCCTGCAAGTAGCAACTATGCAGATTTAGTTTCTCGCCTGTCACAACTTGAAGTTGAGTTTGATGTCGATGTTCCTCGCCTTTTGACAGCAGCTCTGGGCATGACTGCTGAAGCGGGTGAGTTTACTGAAGTGGTGAAAAAGATTTTTCTCCAAGGTAAACCATATAACGAAGAAAATGTATTTCACCTGAAGCGTGAACTTGGAGATATCTGTTGGTATCTTGCACAAGCATGTATGGCACTTGATACAAACTTTGAAGAAGTTCTGCAAATGAACTTTGATAAACTGAGTGCTCGTTATCCTGAGGGTGCGTTTGATGTTTATCGTTCCGAAAATCGTGTTGAAGGAGATCTATAAATAAATTACCCTTCGGGGTTTTCTGGGGATATAGCTCAGTTGGTAGAGCGCCTGCTTTGCAAGCAGGATGTCAGGAGTTCGAGTCTCCTTATCTCCATTCTAAATATTTAAAAAGAGTTAAAGAGAATGGCAGGATTACTTGCTGAACGTCAAGAACGTGGATTGATTGATGCAATTAATAGTGGATATGGGCAAAATAATGGACAACCATTTACTTTAATTGGTGCGAATGGTGTAAAAATTGCTAATGTAACCTTTGCTGAAAAATTCGAAGGTCGTTCTTCCGCAGGAACAGAACCATATACTGATGTAATAATTACAACTAAAACAAAAAAAATAAACGTATCAAATAAAGGAGAAAGTGCTCCTAGTATTGCCGGTGGCGGACTTGCTGGACTTGAACTTGCCGTTCCTGGTTTAACAAAGTTATTTTTGGAAGCTGCTTTAAAAGAATATAAGAAAAGGGGATTTAAAGAAGGAATGTCTGGACTCCCAGATATGTATGGAAAAGTAAGTGATTCTTTAAAAGAAACAATAGTAGTTGGAAATAAAAAAATGGGTGGTCCAATTCATTATATGTATATTGGTCCAATGGATGTAAAATATACTTTTTCAAATGGTGTATTAAGAGTGAATGGAAATTTTTATGAAGCGAAAAAATATGCAAAAGATAATGATTTATATTTGAGACTTAGAAAGAGAAGGGAAGACCAACCATTTGAACCAAGCAAAAAAGATTCAAAAGGTTTACCTTTAATTTTGGGAAGATCGCCAAGTAGAGGTGATTCTGGAAGACGAATCGTTACCGCAAAAAAACCACCAAGAAATGCACTCACGGTTGAGTTCTGAATAAATAAGTTTATATTAAGATAAATATGAAACAGTTTTTTAACTTTCTGAACGAAGCAAAAGAATCCCAAGCGTCAATGCAGGCAAGACGCATGGGACTTAAGGGTGATGGCCACGGCGGTTGGTACAATCCCCAGGGAGAATTTGTTGCAAAAACAGAAGGGGGAGAACTGAAGTTTTATAATCAGGGACAGAGAACGGGGCAAAGAGATATTCCTCAACAAAGAACAAAAGCAAATCAACAAGTTGCTGCAACACAATCTGCAACAAAACCACAAGAGCAACAACCACAAAGAAAAGAAGCAGAAGTTCTTCGTGGAGATGAGGAAGGTAAGGGTGTAACAGTTGTATTTGGTCGCTTTAATCCACCAACAACTGGTCATAAAAAACTTCTTGATTCTGCATCAAACATTTCTGCTGGGTCTGAACTGAGAATCTACCCATCCAGATCTCAAGATGCGAAGAAGAATCCATTAGATCCTTCAACCAAGATTGATTATATGAAAAAAATGTTCCCCAAATATGAGGAGAATATTATTGATGATGACAATATGAAATCAATTTTTGATGTTCTAAAAATTGCTGATGAAGATGGATTTACTGATGTAACTATTGTTGTTGGCGCAGATCGTCTGGGTGAATTTAAGAACTTAGCTAATAAGTATAATGGAGATCTTTATACTTTTGATATGATTAATGTGGTATCTGCAGGCGAACGTGACGCCGACGCTGAAGGTGTAGAGGGAATGTCTGCATCCAAATTGAGAAAGGCAGCAGCAGATAATGATTTTGAGACTTTTAAATCTGGTATTCCAAAATCTTTGGGTCCAGAAGAAACAAAAAATCTTTTTAATGCTCTCCGTAAATCGATGAGAGTATCTGCAAAAGAGTCATATAATCTTTGGGAGATTGCTCCTAAGTTTGATATGTGGAATCTCCGTGAAAATTATATAACCAAAAAGATTTTTAGACTTGGAGACCTTGTAGAGAATTTAAACACTGGTTTGGT